GTACTTTGATAAGTTCAAGTACACTGGTAAACTCAAAAAGAAGGCAGATGAAGATGACGCCTCGTACGACGAAGTGTTTTCGTACTACGATCCTTCTGACAATAAAGGTATCAAGTACCGCGAGAACAAGCTTTCAATGTACATGCCTTCCAAAGAACGTATGATCAATATTATTCGCACATCTGGTTTCTCTCATGTGGAAACTGTAGATCTGGTAAGATGCGGTAAGGAATACCAATATTTGTGCTATTTTCAACGCTGATTTTCGGGTTCCCTTTTCTTAATCCACCAATTTATACGGGCTTGGCGTTGTTTCTCTATTGTTTCGGGCGACCGTTTCTGTCCAATTTGTTGTTGTCTTCTTTTTTCTATATGTGCAGGCGTTTGGGGCTTTTTCTTACCTTTATGCGCTTGACTTATTTTATCTTTGTGTTCTTGTGTGAATGGACCACGTTTTATTCCTTTACGAGCTATACTCATTGCTTGGCAATATTCAGGAGTTCTCTTTAATCCTCGTAGAGCATCTCCTATTTTCTTCCTATGTTCTGCACTTCTTTCAAAGTTGTCTCCACCTTTCATAATATTGTAACCATTTGGACAGTAAGAGTTATTAGTAGATATTACTTCTATCTCTTTTTTATTTAACTCATCTAATGTATCGCATGAACAGACAATTTCAAACTTGAATTTTTCTATTCCGTGTAGACGCATAGCACAATGTATCGGTACATTACAGTCTTTTTTACTACTATATTTGTGACGGTTCCACCTATGAGATGGAGGGTTTGATTTGGTCTGACCATAATACACTTTATCATTTACCGAATTGGTAATTTTGTAAATGAATCCATAAACCATTTATTATGTTTATACTTTTCTACTTAAATTATTTTAGAAAGTAGAACGAAGAATTTAGCGTTTATATCATATGCTTCTCATCTAAAGCCGTAAATAATGAACGTCGTTGTGAGCGACGGACGAACAGTCTTGGATTTTCAAAAATTTACTTTCTCTGGACATTTGCGGACACACGTCTACAAAGTTCTGGACGAAAACGTTAAATTAGGTCACGCAGATTACGCTTGCTACTGGACTCTGGAACTCCTATGTTCCGGTCTTGTGCATTCTTTGTGGACTACCTTGTTTGAATCATCAGCCAAGCATATTAATCGTGCAGCCCCAAATGTGTTTCTCTACCTTGTTCAAGCTTATGAAAAGTTCGCGCCATATGAAGGGCAGTATTCGCTCATGGCTATGACCGATATGCGTAATAATAACGCGGTTCGGAATTTAGTATGTGAAGCTGCCGCAACAGTAGCACTCACTCGTAAAAATAAGCTGCCTTCACTTCCATCAATCAAACCCGAACACGATTTCCAGCAGGTAACTATTACCGAAAACTTGAAAGCACCGTCGTCAAATTACGTTCGGCATTTACTGAAAGAAGATGATCCATTAGATTTGTATGTTTCTCTGAACGAACTGGCTTATTGTTTACGCCCCGAATCACGGGATTTCACGCGATCTCTTTACTGGATCTCATGGATTTTGAAGTTTGCCAGTGTGTACAAAAAGACCCGTAAAGAACACTTGTTTTGCTCTTATCGCCCGAACCCTTATATTTCCAACGACCATTCAAGACATGTTGTTTGGATATTTTGGGAGATCGTCCAGAGCTCTGCTAGGTCGTCCCCTCAAGCAGGAGTTCTGGCCCCGTATATTGATGCACTGTATAAACTCCATTGCTTACGTTGGAACCCAAGTCTTTTGAAACAGCGCATATGTTTCCTGACGTGTGCGTGTCTATTTATTTGCGAAAGTAATACGTTGGATATTCATTATCCAGTTCCTCAAGACATTATCACTGTCAAAAATATTGTGGAAAATATTCCCGAATGGCTTAAATCAATTATTCAAACTCAGAAGACATTTTCTACGTAAGGCATAAATGTTCAGCAAGAAGTTTGTTCACTCCTTCACTCTGGCAGTCCTCTTCTTCGTACTCAGCTCGCCTACGACCTACAGCATTGTTGACCGTCTGGTAGGCACAATCGTTGGATCAGTTGCCCCTCATTATGTTGAGATGCTGCGTATTTCCAGTGGCGGATGCCCGACAACGTACGGTCTAGCTGTTCACTCAGTAGTCTTTGCAGCTGTATCGTTCTATCTCCTCCACACTGCGTAAAACGAAATCGTTTAAATCCTGGGTCCGAAAACTAAGAATGAAGATCTTAGTCTTCGATACAGAAACCACAGGTCTTCCTAAAGATATGAGTTTACCAGCTATTCAATCACCTGACAACTGGCCACATCTAGTGTCCATTTCTTGGGCTGTTCTCGATTCAGACACTAATTCAGTGATGAAGACACATTGTTATATTGTAAAGCCTAGTAAGTGGACAATCCCCGAAGAAGCATCAAAAATTCACGGTATTACACAAGATAAAGCCCTGGAGTTTGGAATCCCGCTTCGGGATGTGATAGAAGAATTCAATGGAGAACAATGTGATGCTATGGTCGCTCACAATTTAAAGTTTGACATGAACGTTGTCCTAAATGCAATTATTTGGGATTTAGGTATTCCGTTCCGAGGGTTCGCGAAACGTAAGTTCTGTACGATGGAAATTGGTACGCCAATGTGTAAGCTTCCGGGCCGGTACGGGTACAAGTATCCTAAACTAAAAGAACTGTATGAGAACGTATTGGGTCATCCTCCAAAAACTGAGCAGCTTCATAATGCGTTGTTTGACACGTTGTATCTATGCGAAATCATCCAAAAATCTGCGGAAATACGGATTCAAATGGGTCTAGTACCAGTACATATAAAGAATGCAAATCAAACGGTACAACGGACGCAAGGTTCCATTCAAGCTCCCAACAATTCGGGAAACAAAGGAAGTACAGGTCCTATGGTGCGATGACGGATGGGCATACATTCCCCAAATGAAGATTCGCCGTCACTTTGTGACAACTGATACAGATATCCTAAAATACACTGAAGAAGTATGGGAAGGAGTAGTTCCAGCAAAGGTTATGTACAGTGAACCAGTTACGTATAGTGTCTTCAACCACAAAAAGATGTGGATGGAAATCGGAAACCAGTACTCGGAACTGTACGTTATAGACGATGCCTGAAAAAACTACTAGATCAACAAATGATAGCACTAGATGTTCTGTATATCGCGCTAGCAACAATCTGTGTTCTAGCCATCTTACAGATTTTTGCTTATGTGGCTACGCGTGTCCTGTATCCACCGGAACCCCAGATCATTTACCGCAATGTCCCTGTCCCAATGCAGCAGGCACCACCTCCGCCACCACCAGTTCACTCTCCTTACCTCCAACAGGGACCGCCACAGCTTCCGAAAAACGAACCGGCTTTCACCCAGCAATCTCAGGAAGTAAAATTACCAGACTATGAGCCGCGCAAACCAGCTTCAGACTCTTTACGCGTGGACCCCGAGCTCCCGCCTGGTCTTCAGGAAACCCGTCCCGACGGACTGTAAGACCTTTAAAGTCCCTCAAACTACTGGAACATCAGGATGGATAATCTTTACATACGAAAACGCTATTCCCGTGTGTCTTTGGATGACCGCACAGGAGTGTCGTCGTATTCCGTGTATTGTGGACGAACGTATTTGCGGAGATACCTTCTTACGAGCTGAAAAGATGGGTCCGTTCGAGTTTGTGATATCCGATATTTTCATGTTCAATTCCAACTGTGTATTTGCCTGTTCTACCTTTGAACAACGGTACCATTGGCTCAAAGATCTGATGGACACTTTCATTTATCCAACAAAGTTCACGGCTCAATTAATTCACAAAAAGGATTTGAATAAGACTCACCGAGTCAGGGGATACGAAGAGCATCCGGACGAACCAGGTAAACATGGGTACTTCACAGATTCAGATGACAGACAGGATATTACGAAACTTCCAATCCCTGATTGTTACGAAGTTATGGGGGGAGGGTACTTAAAAGTCCCCGACTTAAAAACATCAGTGTTCCTGCGTTCAAAGGGTTCGTCGTTCAAACTCAAATGCTCGAAGAATGATGATGGATCATGGACAGTTCTGGAAAACATTCCTTCTATAGATTAAATGGCTCGTAAGTCTACCAAGAAACGCACATCTCGCCGTGGAGGTGTATTGACGCCATCGCAAGTTGGTACGTTTTCGGACTCAGAGATCAGGGACATGACGAAGGGAACCAAGGCCGAGTTCCCTCCCACCCAAGTCCGCAAGACAAAGGGTGGTCGTACGAGGAAGTTGCGTGGCGGATACTACGGTGCCACCGGCGCGATTGCTCCAGGTGCTATGGAATGGGGACGCAGCTCCGAGATGGGTGATTTTGTAGCTAACTCGACTCGCGCCGGTAATAACGCAGTTCTGGGTGCCGGTCGTAAGCGTCGTGGATCCAAGAAGGCTGGACGCCGTACGCGCCGTAAGATGCGTGGCGGTGGTAAGTATGGAGGAGTTGCGGCTGCATTCGGTGGCGACGGTGTAGCGGGAATGGCGAACTATACTGGTGTAACGTCGCGTGATAATGTTGGTGTTCCCTTTTACGGGAAGTTCAACGACCACGGCGCTGGACCCAGTTCGGGCTTTGGAAGTTTTGTCAAGGCTGTATAAATAATGGACACACTGATTGCCGGTCTACTTTTTGCCGTAGTGGCAGTTTTTCTGTACCAGCGCCGCCTCGCTATGACAATTGCCTGGGTGATTCTGGGATATATCCTCGCTCACCATGTAGGTAAGCTGAGCCATACTCTTTCGGTACTGGTTGGATTGGTTCTGGTATACCTGATTTCAATGGTCACAAAGCGGTCATATGAGGGCTTTGATGATAAGGAAGATAAGGATGAGAAGCCAGAGAAAGGGAAGGGAAAGTCAAAAGATGACGATCCTCAACCTGCACCGCCAAAGACGGATGACCCGCATGTAGATGTAGGTACGACGATCCTACATGCGTATCGTAATTTAAGCCCTGAGCAGATTGGCGGTATGCGCCGCGACACCAAAGAGCTCATGGGACTTCAAAAGGAATTAATGGGTTCACTGTCTGAGATGAAACCTGCGATCGAGCAGGGCGCTGAACTTCTCAAGACATTCAGTCAGTTTTTCGGTAAGGATGGAGCGCCGCCCATGCAGATGTAATGTAGACGCTGCATACCATCAGCGTACACGTAAGAATGATATACGGGGTCATTAGTAGCAATAAACGGACCACCAATGGATTTGACAATACTTGTCCATTCGTGAACTTCCGCCTTCAAGATCTGGAAATAGATCCAGTCGTTCCACATACTCACAGTTTTATAAAGCCACATAATGCTGAAA